TGGCCGATAAGATGAAGTCCATCGACCTTTGTATTGCAAGGTTTGATGAAGACACTAAACTGGCTTTCTTGGATCTATACACTAAGGTTGATCAAGGGGTATCATTCACGGATGATGATTATATTACACCAACTGAGGATACTGATGTCAATTTCTAAACCAGACTACAAATTTAATGAAGGGGCTCTTATTGAAGAGCTCCAACAATATATAGATTCTACCTACGGACAACATTATGGACAAGGGGGATTACAATCTTCCGAAGTCATTATTGATCGCGGCCATGGTATGGGTTTCTTTCTCGGTAATGTGGATAAGTATAATGCGCGTTATGGAAAGAAGGGTGAGACTCCTGATGAGTTCCGTAAGGATCTTATGAAGGTATTACACTATGGATTACTTGCGTTGTATGAGCACGACCGTACGTATTTTAAAAATGAATGAAAATAACACTTTACTTTTGCCCGTAAATGTGTTATAATATAACTATGAAATTAAAGGAGAACTTATGAATATTTCAGACGATACCCTAAAGGTATTACAAAACTTTGCTAGTGTTAATCCCAACCTAGTACTAAAACCCGGTCAGAAGGTGAAGACCATTTCAGAGGCTAAGAACATCATGGCTATCGCTGAAATCACTGAGGACTTTCCGGTGGAGTTTGGAGTCTACGACTTAAACGAATTCCTATCAGTTCATGGTCTTATTGAAAATGCTGCCGTGACTTTCGATGAGAAATCATTAACAATGTCTAATGGCGATCAGAAGATTAAATACTTTTTTGCTGAGACCTCAATTCTCACTCAACCGACTAAAGACATTACGATGCCTAATGCGGAAGTGGGGGTTAATCTTTCACAGAAAGTATTAGATCAAATTAAGAAAGCTGCAAGTGTCCTAGGGCATGTGGAGTTATCACTTACTGGTAATAACGGCGTTGTTACTGCAAGTGTCTTAGATGTTAAGGATGCTACTGCTAATACGTTTGATATCGTAGTAGATAAAGATAATAGTTGCAAAGAAGAATTTAACTTTGTCGTTAATATCCCTAACCTTAAACTATTGCCGGGTGACTACTATGTATCAATCAGCTCTAAGTTGATTTCAAACTGGCAAAATACAAATTATCCTGTACAATATTTTATCGCACTAGAGAGAACTAGTAGCTTTGGTGTATAAATATATGTACAATAACCAAATCTCCCATTATAATGATGGGGATAATATGGAAGTTGCCGGATTGGCCGGGACTTCTACAATTAGTCTAACTTTGATCAAAGGAGAAACAAATGACTGAACAAGAAAACGTGGTAGAAACCACTAAAACCGAGGCACCTCAACTGTCTCTTAAAGACATCTCAACCTTCGTGCAAATTATTGATATTTGCTCTAAGCGAGGTGGGTTTGAAGGCCCAGAACTGGAAGCAGTCGGGTCGTTGAGAAACAGGACTGTAGCATTCTTGAATGCCGTGGCACCTAAAGATGGTGAAGCACCGGAAGGTGATTTGCCAGTTGAAGAAGAAGAAGCCTCAGCTGAAGCTTAATTCTAAGGGGCCTTCGGGCCCCACATTTTTTTATTATGGAGTATATTATGGATCGCAATGAAACCTCTCGCCTCATCGAGGCTCTTAAATTAGGTACTGTTACAGTAACCTTTAACAAAATTAACTCAGACGAAATTAGAGTTATGCCATGTACCCTCAACCCCACAGTGTTAGAAGCACATGGAGTGAAAACCGTCATTGAAGCCATTAGTCCAGACTCTGCACATCTTGCAGTATGGTCTCTTGACAAAGATGCTTGGAGATCATTCCGTGTTGAAACAGTGACTGGTTGGGAAGTACTATAATGGAAGATTTCTTATGGGTTGAGAAGTATCGACCACAGAAAATTAGCGACACAATCTTACCGAAATCAATCAAGAAAACTTTTGGAGATATTGTTAAAGGAGGTGACCTACACAATATGCTTCTGACCGGCACGGCCGGTACTGGTAAAACAACTATTGCTAAGGCTCTGTGTAATGAACTGGATCTTGACTATCTGTTAATTAACTA